TGTGGGTGTCATTCAACTTGACCCTTGCATCATCGGTCGCATGGATGGCTGCGGGATACTTGACCATTGCGACCTTTGATGTCTCCACATATCCGCCCTTGGTCTGAATTCCGATGGCATTGCTGTACTCATTGCGAGGAATGAACGGCAGCATGGAGGGATCCCCGAGCATGGACTGGGCATTGGAGGTGTTCACGAAAGCCACCCCGTCCACGGATACTCCACCAGGCAAGTCATATTTTCCGATGAATGTGCGGGTTCCTGACTCGGTGAAGAAAGCCCCCGGCTCGGACGACCGGAATGTAACCTTATAGATGTCTATGTCCGTGATGTAGGAGTCGGTCGTGGTGTTGAGGTATGGAGAAAACCACGAATTTGACACCGACTCGCTATAGACGAGAACCCGAACCTTGGTATCATCCACAAAACCATTGACCACATAAGGACCGATCAGGCGATCAAAGAACGCTGCGGTTCCTCCCGTGCCGCCCTCGTTTCCTCCAGTCATTCCGCCAGAAAGACCTCGTACCAGAATGGCAGTCCCGACTGACATGCCACCCGTGCCGCCGGACTGACCGGTCGTGTCAAGCGTCATGTAGAAGATGCTGTCGCTGGGATATCCACCCTCCATGTACGGTGTGATGCTTATGGATGTGATCTTGCGGTTGACCACCGAACCCGATCGTGCACCCAAGTAAGTGTCTCGTCCAACTGCTCCGTTGTAGAACGGCTTTGATATGTCATAGACACCTTCGCTGTAGATCCATGCCTGCGGTCCTGCGACGGAGGCTGCACGAACCGCACCATTTGGATCACAAGGATTTCTTGTGTCTATACCACCATCTTCCGACCTATTGATCGGCTGATTGTTGTTGGGAGGTAGAGATACTCCAGGTCTGCTTATATAAGGGCTTTCATTTTCCTTCTCTACGCCAGACGGGTCGCCCACTATCACATCCGGTGGGTCAATCGTTCTGGTCAGCACGGAAGTCGTTGTCATGACCGAAGTCACATAGTCCCATCGGGTCGGATTGTTAGGATCGTCGGAGAAGCCGAACGGTCCGATGTCCCCATCTCCATAACCACCATCCTTTGAGACATAGATGACGCTGGCCACCCCACCCTCACCCGGTCCGGGGCAGTTGCAATCAGCACCGGTCGGTCCTGTCGGTCCGGCGGGTCCGGCGGGTCCTTGCGGTCCCACCTCATAACCAGCACCAGCGAACCGCTTGTGACGGATGATCCAGTTGGTGACAACATGAGGATTGAGCAGCGAGATCGCATCGTTGTCCGCGGTAAACGATGCGGCGTACGACTGCGGATTGTCCGCGTTGGCGAACGCAGTCACATTCAATGCCGCAAGACCGGAACTGCCGGGTCCGGTCGCGGTCAGCACGAAGTTGCTGTGGTCGGGAATCTCATCCGTCGTGAGCAGGTGGGTCTGGTTGCCGCCGATGCTGCCGCGATAGAGTTCCGTCAGTCCGACCGTCTTGCCTGCACCCATGACCGTGCGTGCCCGCAAGTCAGGAATGAAGAAGTAGTCTGTCGCACATGTCGCCACCTCGCCATCCGCAAGCGAGCGAAGTGTCACCGGAGAGTTCAACTGGATGGACTGCAACTTCGTGCCGGATGGACTGGTTCCGGGATAGGCTGCTTTCCAGACAAATGATACGGTGCGATTTGTTGTGCTGGCTTCGTTCAGGGTAGCCACGGCATAATCGTTGGTGCCGCCCCATCCCACCACGAAATCCTTGTCCGCTCCCCCTGCAAGGTAGAGTGCGTTCAGATTGTGGATGTCAAACTCAACCCCATCCTCATGGTTATCATACCCGCCCGTGAAGGACAGGGTCACCGTATCAAAGTTGGGACCACCGGCTGTCACGCTGCTGATTGAGGTGACCTGATACTTGTCCCCGATGATGCCGTACAACTCGGAGTATTCCGTGCTGCTCTTGTCCAATGCCCGACCGTCACAGAGTGTCCATGTCTCCGGAAGAGTGCTCCTGCTGCCTGCCCATGGCACGATGGTGCCGACAGGGGTCATGATGGAGGCACTGTACTTCTGGTGCCCCAGCGAGTTGATGACAATTCCCTTCTTCGCCGCCGTCCCGACTAGAAGGGGGGCGATGATGCTGTTGGGCGATGATGGGGCGGTAGCCTTGAGATTTCCGGGTGTCACATCCGAGATGTAATACACGGTTCCCGCCGTGAGGCTAACCGCCCCATCATCTATTCCAAGCGATTGACTGCCGAAGTCAATCTCACCCTGATAGACCACGGTGACTTGATTGGCCGATCTGGCCTCCACGATTCCAACCGAGTTCGCACTTGCCCCCAACGCGGACGCGAGTGCGGGTGCAAAGACAGTCCCGTTGTGGAACACCACCTGACCCACGGAAAGACTGTTGCCAGCCTGATCCCATGTATTGAAGATTCGGGTGGTCTGCGACGATCCTCCCGCACCTCCTGCGGGGATTGGAATTGCACTATAAGCCATCAGTGGTGTCCTCTGGTTGAGCCGACTGCCACTATTTAGTGGCTATCATCCACCCCCGAGGATCGCATCGGTTGCGAACTTGAGGTTGGCCTCAATGCGTTCCTTCTGGTCCGGTGGATACTTGCCGTCCTTGAGCAGTTGCATGGCGGCATGGCGTGCATCAGGGTAATGCTCCGTCCAGTAGGCGGCGATGGAGAACTCATCAAGGATGGCCCACTCGTAGATGCCCTGTCCGACGAAGAGGGCACCCTCCGGATATCGGATCTTCAGAGCCTGCTTGGCGAAGCGGTACGCCTGATCCCACCGGCAATATGTCCGGCAGAGGCGGGCAGCAGCCCAGAGGCTTTCGGCACGCCACGGAGCCACCTGATAGGCTTGGAAGTAGACCCGGATAATCTCGTCAAACGGCTTCTGGAGAATCTCCATGATGCGACCAGCCTGATACCACGAATAGAAGACTTCCTCGTTCCATCCGCCGAGGTTGGCCCGCTTGACATATGCATCCAGCGACTTCTCCCACTGCTGCGAGTCTCGGTAGGACTGCGCGAGGTAGAAGTGATACCGGTTGAAATCCTTCTCCTCAACGGTGCCGGAGGCGAGTGCAGCCTCAAACCGCTCGGCATCAATCTCGTACTTGCGGGGGTTGCTGGACCGGTTGCCGTCCTGAATCGGGGTGTTCATGAACCCACGGGCGAAATCACGGGTGCCGATCGGATCCTTGCAATCCACATACTCATGGAGGATGCCGCGGTAGTAGAACGGCTTCTTGTTGCTGGTGAGTTGCGGACGGTGATAGCGGGTCTGACCGAACTGCGCGAACACATTGTAAAGATCAGCAGTCAGACCCTCCTTGAACTTGACCGGATCAAAGCCCGGCTCAAAGACGAGGATCTCGTCCGCATCAATCATGAGAGAATAGTCATGCTCGGTCTTCTGCGCGTATTCAAGAGCCTCGCTGCGATTGAAGCCGAAATCCTTCCACTCGCTCTGGTGCAACTCGCCCGGAATCCCGTTGCGGTCAAAGAAGTCCTTGATCTTCTGCTGCGTGCCGTCCGTGGAGCCTGTGTCCACAATGACCCAGTAGTCAATGACCGGAAGGACGGAAGACAGGCACCGCTCAATGACGGGTGCCTCGTTCTTCACGATCATGCACAGGGTGACGGTCTTGTTCTTCTTGGTGGCTTCGGTTCCGGCGGGGACCGAATCAATGCCTTGAGGCACTTCAAGCACGGCGGTGTCGCTCATTGTGTTCTCCATGGTAAAAGCGGACGAGTATATTTAGCGGGTCCACGGGCGGACTCGCGTGACTATCACGGAATTTTGGTCACTTCGGGATATACCTGAACCATGCCCTGAACCACCCGTTGCACGGCGTTGCCGGTGTGCTTGTGGATCTCAACATCATAGAACCATGTGCCTGCCTTTATGGCAGCGGTTCCGGTGGGTCCGAGCGAGACGAGGATATCTCCGGTGGAGCCGGTGATGCTGGTGTTCAGAGTCACGGCGGTGCTGCTGCTGTAGAACTTCCGCATCTGCGCGTATGCGGTGTAGCCGGTGGCGATGTTCATGGGTTCGCCGGAAGTCGTTCCCTTGGCGACGGCGACGAACGAGAAGTTCGCCCCCTGATCCATGTCCCTGTTGATGCTGACTGCCATCAGTGACCTCCCTACGCTTTGTAAAGCAACTTACCGGAAAATCTAAAATTTATTAGTCGTGTTGCAGCCAGAACCGGATTGTGATCTACGCATACACAAACCTTTTCTCCGACTTCAAGAAGAACAATGTTCTTTACTGTTGTGTTGGATGTGTATGTTCTATGTGCCAGAGACTCGGACCGATTTCCTATTAGATAGGTTTGTGCATCGGCATCATTCCAACCGCCGTGGCTAACTCTTACTGTGTTGTTATTGTTTTTTTCCATCCAGACAAAAATTCTGGATGTTGACTCATCGTCTGCACCCGTACTTGTGTGATCAAGTATTGCATCAAACTCGTAGTATCCTCTGATTGGTGTGGTGAATTGACCTGTTGTCGGATCAAAAGACGAATTTGTATTTACTTGCTCGGTTATGGTTCCATTTGTAAGAATGGGTTGCCTCATTATCACGGGATCTCCACCCGGAAATTGGTAGATAGACCCCAGCCCATTTTCCGTTTCGGACACATTTTTCGTAAATACAGAAAAAGCCACATTGCTTACATCAACCGTCTGCGTGGAGGTCAGCAGGTTCGCCATCAGCGAGAAGTTGGCAAGGTAACTGTTCGGGTTTGCACTATTGTTTGACAAGGATCCCGCTATGTTCCATGTGATCGTGTCACCGGCATTCAACTGAACCAACCAGTTTGAACTGATCGGCCACATTGCGCCAGCCCTGCTGGCATGCGTAGAAACATTCCCATAAGCATTAGCAATGGCGGGGGCAGCAACCTCTGCTCCTGCCTGTGTTTTTTGAATCCATATGTGTGTCCTCTGCCCATCGTCATTGTCTCCATCCTGAATTGCACCATCAAACATCACAGAATAGGTGCCCGTGACGGGGGCGGTAAAGACACCCGTGGCGGGATTGAACGAATTGAGCGTATCAAACACATTGATCATCGCTCCGCCTGATGGGGTGCATGAACCGGCCATCGCACCATTCTTGATGCGAATCGGTGTGGTGTTGGTCAGGGGGATGTAGCAAGAGTTCATACCAGCCCACCCACTACTTCCACCCAATCCATAGAACCGATAGTGCATCGCGACAGGACCGGCGGGAGTGACCGTGGCACCACCCACCAATTCACCAGAAAACCAGAAATAAGAGAGTTGAACGCCTTCCTTGAAAGCGTCCTGCCCAGATCCCGATGGATTGCTGTTACCAAAAAGCCACTGCCATTCTCCACATAGGTAGACCTTGTCACCGGCTTCAAGTTGAACCATCCACTCTCCGGATATGTTTTGATTCAAGAAGACTGGACCGACTTGTCCCGGCTCTCCCCAGAAGGCACCAACAGGAGATCCAATCGCGTTTGCTTGTCTTCCGGCAAACGCTGTTGTGTTCTTCTGGAGATATACCATGCAAGCCAAATGCGTGTTTCCGTCTCCGGCTTCAACATCCCTTGCAAATACCGTCCCACCAGCACTAAACCGATAGAGTCCTGTGGTTGGAGCGGTGAAGTAACCACCCTCTCCATTAAAGGGAAGACCATTGTTCAAGGAGTTCGTGTTCAAGGAGGGGGTGTCAAGATACTTTGAGATTATCCTGAATGTGCCTGCCGCATTTGCGGCGCGACTTGGTTGAACCCCACTTATTGCAGGATGATCCAAGTAACCGCCGACTCCCCATGCCGAGATCGCCGTGCCGGGCAAATGTGGAAATTGGCCCTCTACTGTCCCAATTCTGCCGGAGACGAACTCTTCCTGTTTGGCGTAAAATGCCACAGTCGGGGAATTTCCCCCACCGCCTCCAGCCCCACCGGAGATGATGATGGTGTTGCCGTCCGTGACCACCTTCTCAAAGGCGGTATTCTTCTTCACATAGATCTCACCCATTGCTCGGTCCTTTCGTGATCGTCATGCCACTCTCATAATATAGGCGAGGGCGTAGTAGGGGGGTCGGTTTTCGTGGGCTTCTCCGGATCCTACTGAAGATGACTCTATTTCAGTAAATACAGTAGTACTATAAGAAGTAGCAAAGGGAAACAATGTCCCTCCGAGGACATCGGCATTTGCTACATTCAAATTGGGTCTGTTGGTTTTGTGTTTATGTGCAGGAATCTGTGCCGTAGTGAGCGTCACATTCGCATCACCACCACTCGCTCCGAGATCATAGTTCCCTGCCGGTGCCGGATCCGCTACCGTGCCTCCCGCACCCACAATGAACCGACCGCGAAGGTCTGGTGTCCTTATTCCTCCGACTTCTCTACCATCGCACAACGCCCATCCAGACGGAATCTGACTCAACTCTCCGCTCCACATGATGATTCCACGAATGGGAGTCAGACCCGGTGAGTATATCTCTCCACCTGTGTCGGTCTTATACCAGACAAACCCTTCCGGATAATTAGCCACCTCATTTGCATCGGTCGGCGGGGTGTTGCCCGTGACCTCAAGCATCTTGCGGGTATGCACCACGCCCGTGTCCGAATCCACCGTCAGGATCTTGGCATCGGAATCAAGGCCGCTTGACAGAGACCCCTGCCCGATCTTGACCGCACCCGTCACATGGAGATCCGAGCCGCTCAGGGAGGTGCCGGTGTACTCCACCAGTTCTCTTCCATAGCGAAGCATGACATGAGTCATGTATCCCTTGTGGA